CTGATACTGGCCAATTAGGGCCAGCTTCCAGGTGGAAAACCCACCAAACTGCTAGTAAACTAGCAGGGGTACTGTGGAATGAGGATTTGAATCTCCTCAAACCGCCCTGCCCTTGCGGGCAGTCCACTAAGCGCTTCGTCTATGTAAGGTAGCTCCAGATCCATGGTCGTTGCCCAGTTCGGGCATACCGCCGTATAGGGCCCAATCTCCTTGTTGAAGGGAGCAGGCTCTAAAACGGTCAGGTAACGCGACTTTTGGTTCCGCCTAATCACCCTTAAGCGGGTGGCTAGGTCCTTACTACAGATTGGCGCTCGAGTCGAAAGCGCGTTTAAAGACGCTATCAACTGGCCAGTAGGCAAGTCGTTCTGAAGCTCAATCGAGGACTGAGCAAGAACATTAACCTGCCAATACTCCCACCCAAATCGGTGGGAATCCAGACGAAGCTCGTCAACGTCGCCAATAAAGGCGCCGTCGCCGAAACCGTCTGGTAGCCTGGGTTCACGCCAAGAGGACGGAGCTAATTTGCGCAGAGAAGCACAAATTTCGCTTACGTCAACGCCTGTTCGAACGCCCCAACGATAAACGTTGTTATGGACGAGGAATAGACGGTCGAGGTGTTTCACCTCTCTCCTAACGTAAAACGGCGTAACGTCGGCTCCCGCGTAGTACTGCTTACCGCAGCTCTCGCGGAAGAGACCCGTTGCAAACGACTTCTTGAGGTTGGGTGTGAACCCCGCCTCGCCAAGTCGCTCTGCTAAAGTCTCGAAGTGTATAGAAGGGACAACGATATCGTCCCCGTAAACACATACCGACGCATCCGTCTCCTGCACATCGGAACAGCACACCTGTTGAGTTATGGCCCAAAATATCAGGGATTCTAACTCGAAAGTGAAGCCGTTCCCCATGCTGGAGAACTTCTGGTAGTTTATTGTCTCACCAGAAGGAAGAACGCCGACGAGTGATCTGCACTGCTCAAGTGCATACCACCAGTCGTTAGGTAGGAGCCAACTGACAACCTCCCGCGCTAGCGTGTCACTAGCCATGGAAAGATCCATGGTAGCTAACGCCCCAGTAAGACTGCCTGTAAGAGCAGCCATCTGGTTACGCGTTTGATCATCAAGATCAACTCCTACGCGCTTAAGCCGCCTCCGTATCATTCGCCCGATGCCTTTCTGAATGTAAACATTCATACAGGGCTCTTTAGCGATAGTACGGTGCGTCTTATAATTCTTCGGAACAGTAATGACGCTATTTCCTTCAACTATCGCCACAAGTGGCTTAGTCTCTGGGTCCTCTGCTTCAAATAGCACGCTCTGTTTCCAGAGCGGCACCGACGCAATTGCGCAGGTGGCGAGGATAGCGTTCCCGGACGTGCTCTCTGGTGTACCAGAGTATTTATATGCAGCAAATGCTTGAGCACGGGTTAAGCGGGTTGTACCGCCAGGTCCGTGACCGAAGCCTTTAGCCGCCTCGTCCCAGGAGAACTTACCGAGTAAAGTCCAAATTCGTCGACGTACGCAAACCCAGAAGGGATTGCGATTAGCCAACTCATAGAACCTTCGGTTCGTCTCTTGACACTGTAACTCTGCCTCGTGGAATCTCTTCCACGTAGTCTCCTCCTTGCTCAGCGACGGTTTCCCATCGTCGTACTTGGAGTAAAGTTCTCGCAACAAAAGAGAACCTCGAGCAGACGCCAGATCTGTAAGATCCAGCGGCGTTTCCCGACCGAATTCCCCCACTGGTTGGATACCAGTGAGTACGGTCAGGAGCTCAAGGAACCTCTCATTAGAGAACCCCAGAGTTGAGTTTGCCCTAGGCTTCACAGCCTTGGGCCTAGCACGGTTGTCGCGTTTACGTGACATTGCAGCTCCCTTTAAGGAGGATGGATGGTCACCTAGTCAGTGATGACTAGGCTTCCACGGGCAGACCCACATCGCTGGCAAAGCCAGCGATGATAGGACACTGCCACCCTTAGACCGGCTACATCGCCGGGACGTACGGTGCAGACAGTACCGCCACAGCTTTCATGATCGGGGCGATGAAATCGCTTCCGAACACAGCAAGCAGCGCTACGACCACACCAACAGTCCAGCGATTGACTGGGATTTGCTTCATCGCAAACCTCAGTAAGCCGGCTCAAGGTTTTCGACCGTCGTCTTGATCAGTGCGTTATCGAGGCTGTTCGCCACGTACGCATTGAGATCCTTACGGTCCTGCAGCGTGCTCTCCGGATGAATGTTCAGGATGACCTGAGCACTATTATACCGGACAACAGTGTCAACGCCGTTCACGGTCGCAACGGTAGGTACCATGTACCCCATTTTGATCGTGTTCGTCGTCCGACTCCCATTGGGCTCGAGCAACTCGTGAGAGATTGTCCGAAACCCAGCCGGGATCGTAGGACTCCTGTCCGCCCACTTAGCTTTCGTACCGGTCACCGAGACCGGGGCAAAAGTGTGAGCAACAGGGGAGGCGAGACCATCATTAATGGTCAAACTTGCGATTGCGGGCATTTCTAATGCTCCTTTGCTACATAGTAGCGGTTTGTTGGTGAGATATTACCGACGGCCAAAAGCAGTAGCTAGCAAGGCTAAAGAGTTGGCTAAATGTCCAAGGGACCTAGGATCTTTAAAACTAGGTAAAGATGGCAAGGGTACTGACGTAGACACCTGTCTATTTAAGTACACAAGCTTCTTATACGCACTGAAGTTATTCTCGACTTTAGCTGAACCATAAGTATAGCTAGGACGGCCCTTTAGACTCCATGTTGCTCTGGTGAGCAACGATGAAGAATAGGCACCCGTCTTATAGCCAACCATGGCGTCCAGCGAGTCGAAGAAGCTGCCGATGGGTAATGCCCAGTCGACAACAAAACTTAAGTACGTTCGCTCCCACGCTATAGAGAGTGGATTGAGCAGCCCTAAGGACGATAACGAGATTGCGACCTCGTTTACTGGTAGTGCATCTATCCGTACGAATACGGACTGTTTGACTACCGTCGCGACATCAGTGGCATAGAACCAGGAGGAACCACTTCCGTAGAAGTAATTCGAATCCCGATCATCCCGCCTAGTCGCCGTTGCAGTGACTCTCCAGTCTTCCTTGCTTCTCGTTGCTAACGAGTCGCAAGCTCCGTAAATATCGGAGTACAACGGTTTTGCAGCATATTGAAGTTCCAGCCATTTTTGTGGGACATTGCTGCCCCTAGGCTCTCGCTTCTTTGAGGTAATGCCGAGGTCATTCATGGCCTTCCGCACGTTGCCGCGCTTCAGGTTAGTGAAGGACCTAGCCACCTGCCGCAATGTGTCTCCTATGAACTGCGATGTTTGCTTTCGCTCTGCATACGCAATTCCGAGGTCGACTGATGAGGACTTGAGTCTATTTCGCGCAACTATCAAAGCTGCGTTACGTAGACTTGTATTCTCCACCAGACCGGTCTCGTTTAAGGCCGAGTTACAGGCGCTGTCGATTAGATATCGCTCAACGCCTTCACCCGGAACAGTTACAACCGCGCCTTCGAAGAACGTGCCCGAGCTCCTTGATGGGTAGCCCGTTGGCATCGCTTTCGATTTGCCCGGTGTACTGCCAAACTCCCGACGAGTAAACGTGTACGAAGTTGGACTCTTCCAACCCTTCGGCCTGCGACGTCGAACCCCAACACTCTGTTCGAAAACATAGTGAAGGGCCTTATTGCCATGGCTTACCCTATTAGTGGTCTCATCAGATGAGGCATAATAGGTGGGCTGTGGCTTAAGCCTCACCGTAATGGTGGGTCTATTTCGCAGGGTCAAAGTGTACTCCGTTTATGAGACTCGTGGGAACTCCTGGCCTTAACGCCCCAGTTGGGATTATGCACTTAAGCAACCAACCAGCGAACGCTTTCGACCAGGCGTACTTTCGCCTGTCTTAAGCCCACTTTAAGGAAGTGCCATGAGGCACCGACTTATTGTGGATCGGCGAGGGTCTCAACGACCCCGTGTCTGTGAAGACACTTGATAGAGGCAGTAGACGTACTGCTTAAGAACCTAGTACACCGTGTTAACGGTGATCCTGCGAAATAAGGTAAGACCACCTAGCTGTTTACAGCTAGATGGGTTCCCTTACTCAGCAGGCCTAGGGGCCCCCGACGG